ATGGGACACAGAGTATTGGTAGATAGTTTCGCAGAACTTGACACCGAAAGACTTGCACTCCTGTTCGCTGATGACCCTAACTATGTACCTCTTACTGATGCAGAAATTGCAACTCTTGAGAACATTAAGGCTGTCATTGTTGACAAAGATTGGTTCATGATTTTTGATAACTTCATGAACTTTACAGAGCAGTACAACGGCGAGGGTCTGTATTGGAACTATTGGTATCATGTATGGAAAACCTTTAGTGTATCACCTTTTGCAAATGCTATCGTATTTACCTCTGCACAGGCGGGTGTTACTAGCGTAACTGTTTCTCCTAGCACCGCTACCGTAGTTGCTGGTGGAACTGTACAACTTTCTGCTAGTGTTGTTACAACAGGTTTTGCACCGCAGACCGTAACTTGGTCTAGCGCTGATGAAACAGTTGCAACTGTAAATGCAAACGGTGTTGTTACTGTATCTGCTGATGCTACTTCTGCTGATACTGTAGTAATTACCGCAACGAGTACCTACGATAATACCGTTAGTGGTACAGCTACTATTACTGTTGGATGATGATTTAAGTATAAAAGGGGCGGAGCAATCTGCCCCTATTATAGAGGATAAAAATATCATGGCTATCGAACCTAATACTAACATAAAAGTTTATCATAATGTACCACTAGATATAAATCAAGATAGAACTATAGCGTGGGCAAATATTGGCGAACAGAATAGTTATTTTCATACAACTCCTAGTTCAATTTTTAAGTATAATTTCGCACAAAGTACTTATCAAAGAGTGAGAAAAGGTGCTATGCGAATTGAAAGAAAAGCAGATGATTTGTATGATTGTAACTATTTGGCATTTCAGAATACAAACTATGGCAACAAATGGTTCTATGCTTTTATCACTAGTGTGGAGTATGTAAATGATATTACAAGTGAGATAACATTTGAGATTGATGATTTACAAACTTGGTACTTTGATATGGTTTTACAACCTTGTATTATTGAGAGGTGTCATACTACGAGTGATAGGATTGGTGAACACATTGAGCCTGAACCTGTTGTACTTGGCGAATATGTAATGAACTATAAAAAGATGGCGATACAATTATCGAGGAGTATGGCGAACTTACACCACTAAGTGAGTTATGTGTTATTATAGCCATTGTTGACACTGCTAACAGTATTATTGCAGGAAAAATGTACGACGGAATTTATGGTGGTGCTACACTATGGGCATTTAAGAGAAGTGACACGGCAGGTATCAATGCAAAAATTTTGGAGTACATCATTACACCAGAAAGTATTATATCAATTTACATGATACCTCAATCACTTATACCAACTCAAATTCCAGATGGTGGATATGAAATACCCGACGGTACATTATCAAATCCTAAACAAATAGCTGCACACCGTATTACATCAGATTATAGTTTAGATGGGTACAAACCAAAGAATAAAAAACTATATACTTATCCTTATAATTATTATCATGTTGATAACTCAAATGGTTCATCTCTTAGATTAAGATATGAATTCTTTGAGGGCTTACAACCTAGATTAGAAGTAGACGGGTGTATATCACAGCCTTGTGAAATAATGCTTCGACCTTATAATTATAAGAATAGTACCTCTAGTGCAGCTGCTCAAGTATTCCAAAAAACATTGAACACGGAAACTCTTACACTGAATACTTTTCCTGTATGTTCTTGGAACACTGATGGTTTTCAAGCGTGGATGGTAAACACAGGAATACCGTATGGCTTACATCTTGTAGGTGACATAATGAATATGGGTATGGGCGTAGGAAGTGCAAGCCCTGGTTCTATGGTTAATAAATTCATGGACACCTATTATTCTGCTAAAACCGAGGGGCAAAAAGATATAATGCACGGTAACTATTCCAACGCAGGAGTAAACGCTTCGACAGGCAGACAGACATTCTATGGTGGAAGATGTAGTATTACCTCACAATATGCAAGGGTTATTGATAATTTCTTTGATAAGTATGGATATACTTGCATGAGATTAGAGACGCCTAATCTTAGAGCAAGACCGCACTGGACTTATATAAAGACAAGAGACTGTTCAATGACAGGAAGTGTACCTGCACCTAGCAAACAAAAGATAAAAGATATTTTTAATCAAGGTATCACATTTTGGAGAAATGCTAGTGAGGTTGGTAATTATTCTTTAAATAATACTATATAAAAGAAAGGGGTTTATCATGCCAAAGAGAAGAAGAGATTTGCAATTTGGAGAAAGCGCTTTAATGAACAACAGGACATACTTGCAGTATTACAACAGATTGACAGAACTTGCAATTAGTATGTTTGAATGGAAGAATTTACCCGATAGCATTGATGCTAGATTCTTAGAACTTTGTTTGTATCAAGATGGTATGTGCGTTTTCTTCAAGGATGATGTACTTGGTTTCTTAGCATTACAAACAATGATAGGTGGGCAATTAAATGTATATAGAATACCTACTGAACGGAGAGCATACGCACAAAATGGGTACAACATTGAACTAAATGAGGATAATAGTGTTATCATATTTAATAATTTTTTACACACTAATTCTCTTTTAGATATTGAAATGTTTGCCAAAAGGTTGTATAATTTAGATAGGGCGATTGATGTAAATGCAAATGCTCAAAAGACACCTGTTTTAATTCTTTGTGATGAAAATGAAAGACTTACAATGAAGAATATGTATAAACAGTATGAGGGTAATGAACCTTTCATTTTTGGAAACAAGGCATTGAACGTAAAGGGATTAACAGTTTTAAAAACAGATGCACCTTATGTTGCGGATAAACTGTATCAATTAAAGACACAGATATGGAATGAAGCGTTGACATATTTGGGTATATCAAACACTAATATCGTTAAGAAAGAGAGAATGATTAGTGATGAAGTTACTCGAAACATGGGTGGTGTAATTGCTAGTAGATATTCTAGGCTAGAATCTAGACGGCAAGCGTGTGAACAGATTAACAAAATGTTTGGTCTTGAGATTGATGTAGATTATAGAGAGGATTTCCGAGAACTTGATGACGAGTTGATGCTTAGTGGTGACACTGGTGGAGATGAAAAACATATTACTGCTGTTGATGTTAGGACTAATACTAAGTATGGTGTGACAGAAGAGGGGGTTGTTATATAATGGGTGTAATTGGGTTGACATATAAAGGAAAAGAAAAGGAATAGGAACAGGAAAAGGAAATTGTAAGAAAGGTGGTGTTTGGAATGAGTAAGTATACAACAGAAATTAGATTTATTTGTGAACATTTATGTGGGTTGGATGCTAGCAAAGGATATAATGATATTGGTACAATCATTTCAAACGCTAGGCAGAAAATATTTGACTTTGAATATCCAATCTTTGACGAAGATTATAGGAGTGTCCTTGAAACTAAAATTCTTAAACACTTTTACACTCGGGAGATTGGAGAAGAAACCTTTGGTCTTTGGAAACTTAGGTTAGATACAAAGTTAAATGAGATTATGCCTTATTTCAACCAATTATATAAAGCAAACATTGATGACCTTAACCCTTTCTTTAGCAGTGATATGAGAACTGAAAGAAGTATAGTAGGTGCTTCCAACAGGAAAACAGGTGAAGTAATTGATGATGCTAGTACAGGTAATAATGTGCGTAGTGATGAAAACACCGATAAGTCAACTGTTCGTGGATTAGATGATAGGGGAAATGTTGCTAAATATAAAAGGACAGATTTGTATTCTGATACACCACAAGGTTCTTTAACAGGGGTTGATAATGAAACTTATCTTACAAATGCTAGGAAGTTACAAGATGATAATATTGATAACGGACACATTCATACTCTAAATGTTGGTGAGGCAAGTGGTACAAATAAAACCACAGATATGTCTATAAATAAAACAAATAGAGATAGAAATGTAAACGAGGACGCTAATACAACAGAAAGATTTGTTGAGCGTACATACGGTTATAATGGTTATCTTCCTAGCGAGTTAATTAAAAAGTTCAGAGAAGCTATCATAAATGTTGATTTAATGATATTTGAAGAACTTGAACCATTGTTTATGCAATTATGGTAAAGGAGAGAATATAATGTACATTGTGGTTATGCACAAACACAGTTTTAATCAGTATGAATATTTGGCTAGGAGTATATCGCTATCTGATGCTGGCATATATACTATTACTGATACGGGCGGTGGAACACATACATTTGCAAAAGCCGATTATTTAATTGCGATAATGGGTTAGAAAGGAGAAAGTAAAATGAATATGCGCCCTTTTAGATTTTGGTGTCAAAAAGTTTTACCTCTCGTGTACGACGATAGCCTTAGCTATTATGAAGTTCTCTGCAAAGTAGTTGATTATATCAATAAACTCATTGAAACCGATAAAGAACTTATTGGTGATGTAGATGAACTGAAAAAAGAAATGGCTATTGTGCAAGATTGGATAAATAATTTTGACACAGCATTTGCCGAACAGTTAGTCAAAGAAGCTATTGAAAAGCTTATGAAAACTGTTGTATTCGGTATTTCAACTGGTGGCTATTTCATGGCTTGTATTCCGGATAGTTGGAGCGATATTAAGTTTGGGACTATCCAAAGCGGTGAGTTGTACGGACATTTGGTACTTGAGTATGACTAAATTCTTTAATGAATTACTTAGTCTACAAAATATTATTGGTTGTTATATTAACAATGAGTTCCCAAACGCTTATTGCTTACTTTGGAATAAAGAGTATAACAACGCTTTGGCAACCGAAGTGCCCGATCTGTTAATGACAGAAATGAGAAAGGTGGTAGAAACAGATGGCGTCGCAGACCTTGCAATACACTAAAATTAGTGATTTGAGTACAAGTACAACACTCACAGATGATAGCGTAATAGTAATCAATGTTGGTAATGTAACAAAGAAAATGACTATTGCAGCTCTTAAAAGTAATATTTTAAATGCAATATCACAGCAAATAACACAGTTAACTAATAGTGTTAGTAACTTGGAAACTGCTGTATCAGAACTTGGTACAAGAATGGGTACGGCAGAAGGTGATATTACAGACCTTGAGGTAACTGTAAATAATATCATTACCGCAGGATTCAATTTGATTGGTGTTGATGCACCTACTGAACCATAAGGAGGAATAAGAAATGGCAAATAACATTTATATTGGAAACAGATATGTGCCGGTATTTGCTGACCCTGTTGAATGGGATAACCTTAGAGAGTATGAGCCTCTCACTATTGTAACATATCAAGGGACAGCTTATACTTCTAAAAAGACTGTACCTGTTGGTACTGCACTTAGCAATACTGACTATTGGGTTGTCACAGGAAATTATAACGCACAGGTCGAAGAGTACAGACAAGAGGTTGTTACTTTAAAAGATAATGTTGACATTATTAGTGCAAAGGTTGATACGGCTGAAAGAAATATTGCTAACCTTAATGACACAGTATATGGTGACGATATTATCTTAATTGGTGACAGTTATGCCGTTGATAGTGCAGCGGGCGGAAATAGTTGGGCGTCCCAGGTGCAAGCTGTTTATCCTAATGCTTATCGTTCTACTATTGGTGGAACAGGATTTTCAAGTGATGAATACCTCCCCGACAACTTTCTTTCTATGCTACAAGG